ACGTTTTGCATCTGCTTTCTGTTTTGATCTTCCACATTTTGAGAAAGAACCATCTTTCTTTTTACTTCCTATGTCTACCCACTTCTGGGCAAACCATTTATCTAAACCGTTTTTAGCCATTACGAATTCTTTCCGTAAGCTCTTCCTTTGCCTTTAGTAGCTAACTTACAACCTCTTGTACCAGATTTATACATTGCTCTTCCACCTGATCGATAACCACCCATGGCTTCTGGTATTATTTTTTTAAATTCACCTGTTTGTTTAACTACTTTAGGATCTTTTAAAGTATCTTGAAAATCAGATAATCTTTTATTTTTTTTTTCTAATTTTACTTTTTTTCTATTTATTCTTTGTTTTTTTGACTGTGGAAAAAGTCCTTTAATATCTTTTTTAATTCCAGTAATAGTGCTGTCTCTACCTTTTATATAATCGTCTTCGGTAAAATCTGCATCTTTATAATCTTTTTTTAAACTTTTAATTTTCTTTTTATTATCATCATACATTTTGTCAGTTCTTCTTTGAGCTGCTTTTCTAGATTCTTTTAATAGTTCTGATTCTGAATTAGACATTATGAATTCTTTCCGTAAGCTCTTCCTTTGCCCTTCATGGCTAACTTACAACCTTTAGAACCAGATTTGTACATTGCTCTTCCACCTGATCGAAAACCAGGAACAGATTTTATTTTAATATCTTGATTAGGGTCTTCTTTTATTATTTTTCTTCCTTTATTTATTCTTGTTTTTGATTTAATTATTTTTTTTGGTCCACCTGGAAACATTTCCATATTGTCTTCTTTTAAAATTTTTTCTATTTTTGATTTTTTAGCTTCATTAAATGCTACCATTATACTCGTCCTCCTTTTAAATATTTCATTCTAGTCATATCTATCATTCCACCACCGGCTGCTGGTTTACGACCTCTAAAATCTTTTCTCTTTACACCAGATGGATCTTTAATTTTACCTGCACAGATTCTGCTAGCATAGGCGTTAGCATATGCTGACGGATACACTTTGAATTTTCTTTTCGCTGCGGCTTTACCTCTAGGACATAGTTTAGTCATTATTTTTTTCTCGCTGTTTGGGCGGCTCTTCTAAAATTAGCTGCAGTGGGAGCACCCTTTGCACCTTTCTTTTTCATTTTACCACCACGTTTTCTTTTAGCATGTATATTAGCATATAAACCTTTTCCAGCCATTATCCTCTACCTCTTAATTTTGCTAAATCTCTTGCATCAATTCTTTTAGGATCACCAGCTAATTTTGCTATCTTCATTTGTTTAGGTGATAATTTTTTCTTAGGTGCAAATGTTTCTTTTATCTTTTGAACATTTGTTTTTGGTTTTGGTGTACCAAATTTTCTACCAATTCTGCCACCATCTTTTTTATTAGTGGCTTTATCAATCATACTTTTAAGAACTTTAGTATTTTCTCCTTGTATTCTTTTATAAGCTTCTTTATTTGATTCTGATTTTCCTTTTCTAGTTGGAAAAGTAAACTTTTCTTTTCTTCCAAACTCAAAAATAGTTTGATCTAATTTTGCTTTTCCAGCTTTAGATTTCTGTAGATCAATTTTTAAATCTCTTAATTTTTTTTGTGCTTTTGTTGTTGGTACGTTTGTTTGGATCTTGTTAATAGCTTGACCTTTGCCTGACATTAATTTTTTAATAAAACTTTTCATTATTTTTTTCCTCCGCCGTTTCTAAAAATTTGTGTACCCTTTATACCATAAATACTCGCCACGACAAGGATCCAAAGATTGGTAAACCATGACGGGAGCTGCGAGAACATATCAAAGAACAATTTTACCTTATCCATCGCTGTTGGATCGTCCGATACGACTGCCCAAGCGAGCACCAAAACGGGCAAACTGAGAATTATCAAAACTGCCTCGTCTTTCCAGTCTGATTGTCTGGCCTCTAACAGTTTTCCCTGGTAAGCTTCGTCACCTCGGGCCATCTTTTCAGCATGCATTAGTTGTGCATCAGACATCGCCATCTTCGTTCTCTGCTTGTTAGCGTAAATTTTACTTCCAGCAGAAACGGCTAATTTTATTGCCGATAACCACATGATTAATACGCTTTAGATTTTCTTTTCTTGTCTGTTCTTACAGCACCTTGACCTTTTACTTCTTCTTCAGGTCCACCAGTGCCAATATAGTTAAACGCTTGATCAGCAGTTGTTTTAGATCTTGGATCTACCTCAACTTCTTGTTCTGGAACGTTAACTATTTGTATTTTATCAAGTTTTTCCATTTATGCTCCTTTTTTCACTCCTTTTATAACACCTTTATTCTTAGATGCATAGAATATCTTTTCACCCTTCTTTTTACCGTACTGTTTCTTCATCGATTTCATAATTTTTTTACCTTTTTTATTTAATGGCATTAATTATCATCCGTTATTACTGCTGCTTGTTGCACTCCGGTTTTTGCAAGGCTAACTCCAGCTCTTAATTTAGCTAAATCTTCGTTTTGTTCCATTTTATCTTCTGCAATTTCACCTTGTTGCATCAATCTTGCTCTTGCAAGGTCTTGTTGAGCCTCATCGTTGTCTCTTTTTCGCTCATTTTCCATTGCACGAAGGTCAACTTCACGTGATTTTAGTTTTAGAAGAGGATCATTATCAAATTGTGACGTAATTTGTTTTTCCTCTTTCATATATTCTTCTGTTAGCTCTGCAATTAATACAGATTTTCGTGATTCTACCTGATTTGTTAATGCTTGAAGCTGTTGTTGTACTTGTGGATTAGTTGCTGCTTGTTGTTGCATCATCATCATCTGTTGCATCTGTTCTCTAAACTCTAATTGTACCTGTTCTTGTGCCATTAAACTAATATGTTCTAAAATATTTTTTTGTATTGAAGCCATAACTGCAGGATTATTTCTAACAATGTTAGTTGACATAAAGTTTAAGTGCGCTGTGATATGTGCTCTGTGATCTTGACCAGGAAAAGCTTGAAAAGGTTTACCAGTTAACGCATTGATATGTTCCATGCTTGGATCCATCGGCATATTAGGTGCTGGTGGTGGTAAAACTGTGTCAACATCTTTTACACCAATTGCATTATACATATTTCTGTATATTTGATACATGTTATGTAACTGTGGATTAGATGTTGCTATCTGTAATTGTGTTTGTGCAAGTGTAATTCTTTGTGACATTGAAAATATATTAGGATCTGCAACTGGCACTACATCAACTCTATTATCAAAGTCAGCTTGTTTTATATTTCTTGCACCACCTACAACATCGTAAGGATATTCTGGTGGTAAATATTGTGAAACAATTTTAGATAATAATTTAAATTCATTTTTCATCGCCGCATAACATCTTTTGTGAATTGCAGACATAACTCTTGAGCCACGTTCTAATAACGCAACAGTTGTTCCAACTGCAGCAGCTTGGTTACCATCACCCACCTGCATGTCAGCAATACTCGCAAATCTTTGTCCTGCTTGCACAACTATACCTAATAAATTTAGTAAAGTTTGTGATGGTTCTTTGTATGGTAAAGGAAAAAATGCATCTCTTAAATTACCACCTGGTGCATCTACATCTTTAAATTCACCTGGTTGTATTGGAGCTGCTTCATCTCTAACTCTAACACCTCTTTGTTTAAATCCAGCTGGTAAGTTTGATAACGTACCTGCATCTAATA